TGCGGCCCGGCCCGCTTCTGCTCGATCAGTTCGCGGATCGGCAGCTCACACTCGGAGCAACTGCCGTCGAATTTCTGGGTCAGCAGCATCTCGACCGCTTCGTTATGCCGCTGCTCGCAGGTGGTGCAGATCTTGACTCCCGCCGGCAGGTGCACGATATCCCGCGGGCTACGGTGCTTTTGGCAGTACGGGCAAAGCTCACCGATGATAATTGCGGCCATTAGCACTTGGTGTTGAGCATCTGGTTGGCGATGCCCGTCCACGCCGCGCCCGATGCCGGCTTCTTCTTGGCTTTGGCCGGGAGGACTTTCTTTAAATTCGGGTTCGCCTTCTTGGCCGCTGGCGAGGCGTTGCGTGTTTTGTTGGCGAGGATGGCGCCGGCCGCCTTGGGGCTGTAGCCCTCGCCCTCGATCTTGTTCTGCACCGCTTTGAAACTCATGTCTTGATTTCTCCCTTGAGGATTTTCGGAACTGTCAGCACCATGCGCAGCGCCGCGATGTAGCCACGCTCGTACTGCGTGGGCGCGGGCAGCAGTTCTGCTTCAAGCCGGCCGCGGTGACAATCCAACTGCTGCAGGATGCGATCGCACACCAACTGGTACCCGCGCGATCGCTCGAGCTCGAGCAGCGCGTCGACGTCTCCGGAATCCAGCGGCTCGTCGTCTGTCACAGCATCCCTTCAGTGGCCACCGGCGCCGCCTGTGAGCCCACCGCTGCCGGCGGAGGCCCGATCTCACCGGGACCACCTTGCGGCTGCCCTGGCAGGCCTGGGGGCATCCCTGGCGGCATTCCTGGGGGCTGCTGACCTGGGGGTTGACCCATGCCCGGCATACCCGGCTGGCCGCCGGCGCCGTAGAGTTGCTGGAGCTGCTGCAGGGTCTGCTGTGCCGCGCCAGGCTGCGCGGACTGAATCTGCTGCATCAGTTGCTGGGTCATCGCCTGCATCAGCATCTTGATTCGCTGTTGCTGTTCGGTATCGATGATGTGTTTCACCAGCAGCCCAATTGCTTGCTCGTCGCGGTCCGGATCCTTGCGCTCGTCTTCGAGCTGCTGGATGTGGACCTGGAGGTGGTGCGCGTCGTCGTCTTGCGGATTTACGCTGACCGCTTCGCCCTCCAGCATCTTTGTCCACTCGTCCTCTGGAGTGAGTGGCTGATCGAGGTCTGGCGGTTTCGGAATGATATTTTCGAAATCGTCAATGTCGAATTCCCGCGCCAGGCGATTCAATAAAACCCACATCGCCTTGGGGTTTTGCATGACGAGCGGGGACATCATCGCCGCCTGATAGAAAGCGGCAAACTCCGCCTTCTTGGCCTGGCGCGCATACACCGACGTCGCGAACTTGAGCTTAAAATCGTACTTCCCGCCAAACTCCTTGGCCGTCATGTAGGCCCCGCCTTGTTTCACATCGAACAAGCCGTTCGCCTGTTCCTCGGTGACTCGGAAGAAGATGCCGGGCTCTGTTTTCGGCGCGAGGTCGCAGTCGAGATCCCAGAAGTCTTCGAGAATTTGCTCCATGTCTTCGCGCAAAATGGTTGCGTCCAGCCACGCGCGGACATTTCCCTCTTCAATCAGTGCCAACTGCCCCGTAGCGGTCCGGGGTGCATTCGGCCGATCGATCGCGCGTCCGAGTGACTGGTCAGTGATGCCGGTGACGCGCTCCGCGGTGGAGAGCACGTCCTGTTGCTTTTCCATCGAGTATTCGAGGTTCGGCCGAATCGCGACTACGTTGACGCCGGCCGGATCCTCGGATGGGATCGCCATGCCCGGTTCCAGTTTGAACGCCTTTGGGTCGAGTCCCGCGCCAGGTTTGTAGAAGATGATCGGCCACACCGACAACTCGCCGGCCGCGGTAAATAGCTGTGAGTTTGCGGTGGCTTCGTCCTCCAGGTCCTCGAGCAACGCGCCGAAACCTTTCGGTCGATAAGTGCCGTCCTTAGTGAGAGTGCTTTCGACGAACGGCCGCCGGCGATCCATCTTCGGGTACAGCTCGAGCAGACTCTGGCAGCCCACAATTTTCTTCATGCCCGGGATGAAACGGATCACCCAGTCGGCTTCGAATTTCAACCGGCGCTCGAGAGCGTCAATCTCGGCATCGCGATTCTGTTTCCGTAACGGCCGCCAATATCCGAACCACTCCCACATCCACAGGCTGCGGCGCCCCAACATGAAACTGTCGTAGTCGACGGCCGCGGTCTTTTCCTGCTCCTGGGTGACCGGATCCTGACCGGTCATCAGGTAGTCGTTGGAGGGTGCTGTCTGCGCCCAGTTGATCGCCTCGCGCACGAAGTCTATATCTGAGGTGCCCTGAAAGAGCGTGCCGTCGCCGCGCTGTAAGTCGTCGATGGTGACGCGCACGCGCCGGATGGTGTAGCTGAAATCTTGAATGCTGAGCACGCCACGTTCGGCCGGCACAACCAGGTGGTCCGGTTCCAACGGGAAAAAACCAGGCCCTTCGTAATTGCAGACCCGCTTCTCTTTCCCGCGATCGAGAGTCGTAAACTCTTTGCGCCACCAGGGACGATACGCCGCGGCCCAGCCGTTCAGGATCCTGCGAAACTCGAACACGCAATAAGGGTTGACGAGTTTCATCTGGTCGAAGACTCGCGACGTCATGTACGCCCCGACTTTGCGCACCTTGTCGGCGTCGGATGGCCCGCGGCCGGCGGCTGTGATCTGCGCGTTCTCGCCCAGCAGCGCCTGCATGTCCCTCGCGAGTTTGTTGAAAACCTGCCACTGCACCAGGGGCACGTTGTGGTTGGGTTTGTCTTCGTCGCCGGGCGCCGGCTTCTTTACCCGGCTCTCCCACTTCCGCAGCCAGCCCGCGCACTTTTCGGCGTACCTCATGTGCGAGGTCTTGGCCAGGTGCATGTCGTTTTCGATGCGATCGATCAACCTCTGCTTTTCCGCATCGGCTAACGGGATCTGAAAGGATTTCGGCAAGTAGGGCTCTCGCCCTCTCTATCGCCCGGGAGGGGGATCACGCTTAAACGGGTAGGTCGTCATCGCTAAACCTGTTCGGATCCACCGTGACGTATTCCCCGTACTGCAGGGGGTAGCCCTTTGAATCGATCATCTTCTCCCACTCGCGCAAAGCGGCCCGTATGTTTTCGATATTCAAGAAAGGCCGGCACCATTCCGCATGCTCGCCACTCCCAAACACGCAGGCCTCGCAGCACTGGGCCGGATCCGGCCTGTAAGGGTTTGAGCGGGGTCCGTCGCGATCGGTGGTCATTTGAATGGCTCCAGGTAAAATGCTGGCTCCAGAAACTCGACCTCAAAGTGGACGCAGTCCTGGTTGTCACAGCACATCCGCCGCGAGGGGGCATGTTCCGCCCCATCGAGGTAGCGCATGGTGTGCCCGCAGCGACACCGCCAGTAGCCCTCGATCCACATCATCCCGTTGCTTTCGCATGGATCGTCTACCGGGATAACCATTCCTGGAACGGGCGGGTGCGTTTCGAGGTGCTTAGCAACAGCAGCCTCTTGTTCCGAACGTGTCCTCGCCAGCAATGGCATGATCGAATCCTTCCAGAACTCAATGAATATCGGGTTAATCTTCATCTTCGTCTCCTTTGCGGCCATACTTCGTCGGCTTGGCGAGATGCTGGTTCGCCAGCGAATCGCGGAACACAAACGCGCGGCGTGCATACGGCAGGCCTTCGATGCACAACGCCAAACCAAAGACGTCATCATCATGTCCGACGCCCTCTTCCCTGCCGTTGGGCTTGCGCACAAACCGGCGCAACTGGTCGATGGTTTCGGGATCATGCACGCCGATCGAGCCGTCCCGCAGGGCGCCGTCGAGTTTCGAAATCAGCACCGGCCGGAACACCGTGTTGGTATCGTGGCCGAGCTCCTGCAGCAGCGCCGGCCGGCGATCGCTGGGGTCGCGTTGCTTCGAGTAGATGAGCTCCGATGGATAGCTGAGCTCGAGCAGCTTTCCGATGACCGCCTTTCCCACCGCCTTCGCCTCCGGACACTGGAATGCCCAGTTGTAGAATTTGCCGAGGTGGAACAAACGCTGCGCCCATGGGTGCGGTTCGTAGCGTTCCTTCAGCTTGGCCATTTCCTCACCGGTGTCGCAATCCATCACGGTGGCCGAGCCGTAATCCGGATCCGAGCCGCCGGCGCCTTTTTCCTTCGCTAACGGATCCACGCCCTCGGCGTGATCGGATCCGATGATGTAGTGGCCGCCCTTCCGCGGCTGCTTGTAGATGACGAGCTCGCCGCGGCCGTCCTCGGACTGGCGAAATTGAATCCGCTGCTCAATCCCCAGGTCGACGAGCTCGAGGCGGCCGCGGGGCGCATCGGCAACGATGGGGAGGCGCGCAACGGCTGCCATGTCAAAGATGGTGCGCCCAGTCGCCTGGAACGCCTCCTCGGAATTACCGGGGTGCTCCTGGCGGAAGCGCTCGACCTTGCCCTCGCAGGCCGTCTCGATCATCCACCGCCGCCACACGATTTGCGGGACGGTCAGGTTGTACTTCTGCAGCTCCTCCAACTCATCGCGCATGAGCTTGAAGCCGGCCGGCACAACCATCACGTTTTCCGGGTGCTCCCAGTAGGCGAAAAAGACGGCCGCCCAACCACTGGCGCGCCGCGGATCCGACGCCTGCTTCCACAGATCGTAGAAGGGGCCACCGACGCCATTTGCGGTGGTTTCGACAATGACGCCAGAGTCGAGGGTGTGCGGAACGCGCTGCATCAACCCCGTCATCAGGGTCGACATGTCCCTGTAGAACGCTGCCTCCGAGAGCTGCACCCAGTTGAAAGGTGCGCTTCGGCCGATCTCTGCGTTGTTCGCGGTGCCCACCAGGATGGATGAGCCGTTACGCCAGCGCAGGTGCCGTTCGGTGTCTTTCTCGAGTTCCGGAAGGAGCAGTGCGGCACCGAATTCCGAGCCGTACGGGTTGGCCAGGTACGACCGGATGTACTGCTCGTAATACTCGAAGACCAGGCCGGCGTGCAGATCGGTGTCAGCCAGCACTAGGGCGCGCCGGCCGGGGAAGAACGGAACCCTGCGGAACACCTCGGTGGCCGTCGAGGATGACATCCACACCTGCGCCGCTTTCAGCACCACCTGGCGCACCGGAACCCGAGCGAGTTCCTGCTTCCGGATCGAGCGGTTGAGTTTCTGGCCGGCGCACGAGTTCCGGTACTGAACGGGTACACCCTCTTTGTTTTTGATTTCCAGGTGGCTGCAGAACTTCGCGTGATCGTTGAAGCCGCGGATCATGGCGCCCGCCTCGGCCTGGTTCAGCGTGGCGGGCACTTCGCCTCGGCTATTTTCCGCATGGCGCGCTGGATCCAGAACATCCGATTCTCGCCAGACACCGACACCGTAGCAGCTGCGAACGTTTCGAGCACCGCGCGCGCCGTGAAGGGGTCCGTCAGGGTTCCAATGCGAAGCGTTATATCGCCCGTCACCGGGTACCATTCGCCCACCAGCCTGTCGCCATCCATCAGGCGAGCTGCGTCGACACCGTCCGCGTCGGTCCACTTCAGACTCATGCGACCAGACCCCCACATCGCTGTGCCAGCATCGTTAAAGCCTCGCGGTGGATTTGCGACAAACGCGCCGGTCCAACCTCCACCAGGTCGGACAATGCTTCAAGGGTCATCGAGCCGCCGTAGACACACAGGATCACAGCCGCGTGGCGCGCGGGCAGCCTCTGGACGATCGGCCAGACCTCCCGTAGCTGGTTCGTCGCAGCCACGGCCTCCGGAGAGGGCGCCCTATCGTGCAGCCACTCTTCCGGCGCCGGATCATCAACGTAATACGCGCCACGCCTGTCGAGGAAAAACGTGTCTGATAGCGACTCATGCTCGTGCTCGCGATACTCCCGCCGGCGAATCGCATCCCAGCAGGCGCCGCGCACCCGCCGCACCGCGTAGGAGCGGAACGAAACCCCGCGGCGCCGATCGAACCTCTGCGCGGCGTGCAACAGGGCGAGCTCCGCGGGTCCAAGCAGATCGTCTTTCCTGAACCATGTCGGCAGCTTCTTCGCTACTTCCCAGGCGATATCATGCGCCCACGCCAGGTGTTCCATGGCCAGTTGGTTACGTGCCTTGTGGGTTTTCGCCATTGCTCAGCTCTTGATAGAGGGCAAGTAAGTCGACCATCTCGCCCGCGAATTTCAGGCCCACGGCGCCGCTGTGGTCCACCTGGTGTCTTTCTCTGTATTTACTGGGCTTCGCGCCGCGCAGCAGGAACTGCAGCAGGGAGTCGGAGTACTCGCGCACGGTCACAGGGACCAGCCCGCCCGTCTTACGGTCCTTCATCAACGAGATACGACCCTGGAAGACCACCGGTTTGTCGACCCCGTGCACGGCTCGACGAACGGCTTCATCCTCGAGTACTTCGATCGCTTCCTCTTTGCAGGCGAGGAAAGCGGCCTTGTAATCCGGATCCTCATGTAGCCGGCGGTAGTGGATCGAGCGGTGGATCTGTGCCGCGGCGGCCGCCATCGTGACGCTGCCGGTATTCCTATACGCTTGTAAAAATACGCTCGCTCGATTCATTGGCGATACTCGCTGTGTCCGCCAATTTGTGGACAGTCTGACATCAGCTATGCACACTTGCGTAACGCATCCGCGTACATCTGCTCTAGAGCGGAGGCGTAACGCCTGACCAGCGGAGCATCCCGCAGCTCCGCTGAAGCAACCAGGTCCACCAGGAGAGTGTTGAACAGCTTCTCCTGTGCGTTCCTGGGATCAATGGGTACAAGGGCCGCTGCCCTTGCTCGTTTCACACCACAGGCGCAGCCGGCGGCTTCAACTGCGTGATCAGATCCGCAACCGTGGTCTGCAAGACCTGCAGCGCGGCGACCTCCGCAGCATTCGCGGTCACTTCGAGAGCCTGATCTCCGGTGACTACGGACTTGGCTGCGTCCACCTTGGCCTGCAGGGCATCGGCAGCTCCCTGGTCGTTGGTGGTCTGGTTGTGCGCGTTGACGCGCGCTGTTTCGGATTGCTCTACGGCCGCAATGGCATCGCCCAGTGTCATACGTTTATTCCTTTTTTGTTATTGGCGGAACGATTCCGCCTCGCTCATCTCGCGCTTGTTTTCCAGTCGACTGACGCGCTGCGCCAGGTTCTCGTGGCGTTCCCTGCAGACTTCGGATCCGGCGTATCGTTTGTCCATTTCGACGAACAAACGCGCCTGGAACGCATCGAGCAGCAGCCGCGTGTAAAGCCCAAAGGCTGCCCCTGTCAGTGCGAGCGCGGCACAGATCGCGCCCACATCCCACTTCACGAGAGCCTCTGAAACTTATGCAGCCCGCGGATATGCTGCGCCAGGTACCCGCCAGGGGAGTCGGATGCCATCAGCGCAGCATGTTTCGCGGCCGGCACGCCGAAATATTCGTACACCGATCCGCCCTTGAATTGGACGTGCATTTTCTGGCTCGCCGGATCATAACCGACTTCCTGCACGTTCGAACTCTTCACCGGCTTGCGGTCCATTTACGCGGCCTCCGTCATCGGAAGGTCCAGGTCGAGGAAGAATTTGCCGGTGTCGTCCAGCTTCAGACCGATCTTCCGCAACTGATCAGGCTTCAAGGAACGCTTGAGCTTTACCTTGTCGAGGCAGGGCAACTGGCGCAGCAGGAAACGCCGGCGGTAGAACTTCATTACCGTTTCGGTCACCCGCTCCCACGTCCATTTGTCATCGATGGGAACTAACGCTGGATTGGTGGCGTACCGCATGCCGATCGTGCAGCCGCCCATCCTGCAGGAGACGGTTTTCCCCGTGGAGTTCCCGGACAGGGTCTTTCGATAGTAGGCCTCGATCTGGCGTTCGAGGAGGGCAATTTTCTCGCTTTCGCGATCGATCGCCGGCGCGTGTTTGATGGCTATCTTGCTGATTTCAAGGTCACGATCGGCGGCCAAAGAGGCCAATTGGAGGGTAGACTTCTGGAGGAAGCGGATCGCGTGCTCGCAGTCGGCCGGTTTCCAGGTTTCCGCGGCTAGTTCCACGTCTGAAGCATGCTCTTTACGTGGATAAGTTCTCAATACTGTCTTTCGAAGCCGAGATTCCCTGTACACTTGATGCAGTGAAGTTACGGCGGTCCAACCAACTGTGCAACATGTTTCCGTCCTGTTCCTCGGCGCGGGAATCCCCAAGCACTTCTTGAGGCTGGCCGCGCATGAGCAGCGCGTGTTGCAGTTGCTTGCCTACAGCAACAAAGAGATTGCCGCAAGACTTCTTGTGACCGAGGGAACCGTCAAGGCTTACGTATCGGCCATGCTCAGTCAGTTGGGTACCGCCAATCGCACCGAACTAGCCCTGTGGGCCGCGGAGCACCGGGAGTGCCTGCTCCCTGATACGTGGATCGAGGTGGAAGCCTGATGGCCGCAGCACTTATTCCCCTTGCCCTGCCGATCGCGAGCGAGATTATCACCCTGATCACCGGGTTGGTACACTCTCACGCCCCCGCGGCCGAGGCGCAGCTCGCCGGCGGCACCGGCCCGGTGAAATTCACCCAGGTTTTTCAGGCTGTGATGACGCAGTTACAGGCAGCCGCGGCCGCCGGACAAATTGCCGGCGTGCTGCCCTCTGATGAAGCCGTGAAGGTGGTAATCCAGGCCGTGGTGACGTCCATGAAGCTGCAGGGGCAGCTCGACTCGAGCACGCCGGCGCCGGCGCCCCTGGCCTCACGCACCGCAACTGGAGCTATTACCGCGCCGGAAGCTAACAACGTCGTCCGTTTGTCGAAGGGGCAGACGATGCTCGTACAGGTGGTTTGACCACCACCAGGCGAGCCAGGCGAAGCCCAGCACTACCCCGAATCCTATGATCGCGCCGGCGAGAGCTTTAGCCAGCAGCCATGGTTTTCTCAGCGCTCTTGGCACGGTAGAGAGCCTGCAATAAGTCGACCCGCTCGCCAGCTCTTAGCTGCGCTTCCTTGGCCATCTGGAGCTCTTTGTTGAGTTCCTCTGCCGTCATCAACAGCACCGCATCGATCGGCCGCGGCGGCGCCGTAGCGGCTGTGTGCAGGGTGTGAATTAAGTCTGCGACCGGCTTCGGCGTTTTGCCCGCGGTTGGTTGCGGCGCCGTACGGTCACCCGCGCCGGCAGTTTTAGCCGCGTTGTATTTTGCCCACCTGGCTTTTGTCGCGAGCGAAATTCGTCTGCGGCCGGCCGCGGACATCTTTCGTTTTGGTGTCTGCTGGGGATCGATAGCAGATGCGTTTCTCATCCCTGGATTTTACTACTTTGAGAGAGACTGACTCGCCGTACTGAGACAAGATGCGATCGCCCACTGAATATTTGGCGTAGAAACTCGACAGGCTTTCGGCCACGTTCCAGACTCTGTACCAGCGATCGAGGGCGCGCTGTGTGGCCTGGAATAGCTCCTCTTCAGGTTCCAATGTTGGGGTTCGGCTCGTGAATCGCGATCGAGGCGTTCGCCATCGCGACGGCTATCTGCAGGTGGGTTATAGCCAGAGACTTTTCTCTCGACTCGGGACAAATGTCGTTTATGGTGTGGGCAAAATCGCGGGCGTTTGAGCGGATCGTCTCGTATTTGTGCGGTTGCGAGCCGTGCGGGGCGTGGTACGAGAAGATCTGATCCAAATCGTCATTCGACATTGGCATCTTGCGATTTTATCATCGGCAGCCGTCCAGCAGCTTCTTTGTGCTCTCGAGACTGGAGTCAATCGCCTGCTGGCGGCCGCGCACGCTCTCGACCTGGCCGGCAATACGGTCCCACTCGCCATTCATCCGGGCCCAGTCCTTCTGGTGCGCCTGTTCCGCCGTCATATAGCCCCATAGCCACGCCGATGCGGCCAGCATCAGAACCTCAATGACCCGCTGAATTTTCATCGCCCGGGTACCATGGTCGCTTGAGTGGGAACACCCTGCTCAGCCTTGCCAGGAGTGCGGTGGTGGTCCGGTGCTGCCATTCTGACAGAGCCACGCTCGCCTGATGAATCAGGTGCACCAGCTGCGTGGCGTGCAGGAAGATTTCAATCTCCCGGCCTTGCGTGTCGAGGAAGACCAACTTGAAACAGTGGAGAGTTGTTTCGTCTGTGATCTCCACTCTGATACTCGGCGCCGGCGCCGGGGCCTGTGCGGACTGTTCTGGTGTCATGACAGGTACCTCATAAAATCAGCCTTAGCGGAATAATCTGAAGCGCCACCGAGGGCGCGCGCTGTTCCTGCAGCTCGCGTTCAAACTG